CAACCATGCCGTAACGAGTCTTAAATCCAATTTTTGGTTGGAATGTGAACTGGTCAACTGCACGAACCATTTGTAGAGGAACGTATGGACAGTAGAATAGACCAGCATCATAAGGAGAAGAACCCTTATAACCGATTGTAACCAATTCTTGGTTAGATGTGTAACCGCCATAATATGGATCGATGTACACTTTGATACGACCGTGCAACAAACCAGCAAATGTGTTACCAGTATCGTCAACTTGTAGGTCAGCAGACAAAGCAGGTGTATAAGACAACACACCAGCCATAGCCATAGCAGAAGCAACGTCTGAAGAAACGATCAGAACGTTACCTTTACCCCTACGAGTTTCTTTGGCAATAACGTTAGCGTCACGTTCGATTTGGAAAATCAAACCTTTGAAACGCTCAACAGACCAACGACCGTTAGAGTCTGTGTCTAAGTCAAAGTAACCTTGAGTAGTTGTACCATACAAAGCACCTTTCTTAGCAGACAAGTAAACTGTACGGATAACTTCACGGTTAATCTCAGCAAGAATCTCAGTAGAAAGAATGTTAGACAATTCTGTCTCAGCATCCAAACCGTGGATTGCTTTCAAGTCTTGTGCTAGTTCTAGTGAGTATTCAGCTTTCAATGCACGTGATTGAGCAGTAACAGTAACCTTCTCAATAGAGAATGCCATTTGTTGGAAAGCACCACCAGAATCAGAACCCAAGAATTCAGCATTTGCTGTAGGCATTGCGATACCAGTTGTTGTAGTACCAGTAGTTGGGTTTTGGAATGTGTTAGCCACATCGTGTGCATTGTCACCCTGGAATCCGTAAGGATTGTTCAAAGAACCTGTACCAGAGAAGATTGTGTTAGCTTCGTTATAGAAAGCTTCATCACCTGCGCCTGAACCAGTTTTGTCGCCTTGTGTGTTGTATAGAGCACGCATTGCAAAAATCAAACCTGTAGGACCAGTCATTGGCTGAACGCCAGCGATGTCATAAGCAATCAAGTTAGGTAGTGAACGGCGAACCAAGCTGATTAGGATTGGGTCGAAATTGTTAATACCACCTGTTGTGTTTGTTGGACCAGCATCCGTTTCGTTCAATTGCTGACGCTCTGAACGCATAGCTTGTACTTGGTTCTCAAGTACCAAAGCTGTAACGGCTTTCTTATAAGGATCAGCGATTGGAGCCAAATCTTCGTGATTCAGCACGCTGTCCCATTTCTTTTGTAGTTCTTCTGTCATGAACATGTTAGATAACTCCTGTTATTATTATTGTGGTAAGTAATATTTAGTAAATTACTTATTCACGGATTTAGAAATTGCTTTCGCAAAGAAGTCAATGTCTGGGTCAACCGATTTGGACTTTTTCTCGTCCTCGATGATGACTTCCTCATTGAGTGCAGAACTGCCACTTGTATTTACTGGAGTCTTAAAGTATGATTCTTTAATTGTATCCAATTTTTCAGTGAACTCTTCCAAATTAGTGAACTCAACACTCTCTGCGAGCGACTTTAGTTTTTCCACTTGGGTCTGCGTTGTCAGGCCTTCACATGCTGCGTGTATAGCCTCAATTTTTAGTTGTTCGTTTAGAGCTTTAGTCAACTCAACAGAAGTATTGATTTGTTCGTTCAATTCTTCTTCTAGTTCTTCAACTCTAGTTACCAATTCTTCCACAACATCCGTTTGTTCTTCTGGGATATTGATATAGTGTTCTTTGAATAGATTGTGCAATCCGCCGATGAAGTCTTCAACAACTTGTGCCTTCAAGCCAGATGTGATTGCTACTTCATTGTCTTTAACCCATTCTTCTACCATGTAATTTAGGTAGTCATCAAGTTTGGATGCCAAGTCTTCTTTAACTTGTTCAACGGCTTCAACGAATTGTTCTTCCAATTCTTCCTCAGCTGCAGCGATAACTTCTTCAGCACGAGCAATAACGGCAGCTTCAAAAATTGTAGTGGCTTTAGAAACAAATTCTTCAGAAAGGTTTTCTCCGCCCAATAGAGCGTCCATGTCTTCTTTCATTTTCTCTTTCATCTTCTCTTTAGCCATCATCTTCTTGAACAATTTCTTGTCTTCAGCTTCATCAGGATGAGATTTGTTTTCGTGATGCATTTTTTCATCAAGCAAATTACCGTTCTCATCGTACTCAGCTTCTTCACCGTAACCCTGCATTGTAGCACCAGGATTCATTTGCATTGTTTGTTTTGGTTTTTTACCAGCAATACGGTCACGAATGTTTTCGTAAGATGTTGCATCGTGTTGGTCACCAAACTTAAGGTCGCCACGACCCATAGTTTCTTGTGGTTGACCTTGTGGCTTCTTAGCACCAACGCCATCTTTTTCTGAACCAACAGGTGGTGTTGCACCAGGAGGTGTTGCTGTAGGTGTGCCTTTTAGGTAATCTGGTAATTCATCGCTGTCTTTTTCTGGAGAATGACCAACTAAACCTGCATCTTTTTCGCCATAGGCAACAGATGCTTTTACTTTGTCTTTACCGACTTCACCATGTTTGTGTGAGTCTTGGCCACGCATACCTTGTTTAGCCTTGATATTGGCTTCAAAGGTGCCTCTTGAGTCTTCACTCAAAAGAGCTTTAGCGGCGTCTGATAGATTAAATTTTCCCATTTTGAAAATCTCCTTGATTTGGTATTGGATATTTATATTTAAAGTTTTTTCATGAAGTTTTCGAAGATTTGCAAGCTTACTTTCTCAATATCTCCTTGAGAAGCTTTGCGGACTTCTTTGATAGCTTGCGCTTGGTCAACTTCAGTCCACACTCCTTCAACTAACATCCATTCTTTTCCTTCCATAATGCCTTGAACAAAAGCTCCAGGCGCAGAAGGGTCTGCTACAATATCAGCCGCTGTGGCTAGATAAAAATCGTTCTGAACAACATTAACACCGTTAACATTTTTCAATGAACCCATGCCTCGTGATGATACACCTAGTTGTGCGCCACCTTCAATAAGGTTTCTGGCAATTGCACCCATTGGTGTGTCGAGAATTTTTGCTTTACCAATCCATGTTGTACCATCTTCTTTGAGAGAAGTAATCAGGTGTGATACACGGTCTAGATTGATAGATGGTGACTCAGGATGTCCTAGTTCACCAAATGCACGATGCTTATTGATGTACTCATTAGTATAACGAGCAACTTCATTTTTCATCGTTGCATATTCGTATAAACGACCGTTACGGTTTTTCTTTTCCGCAACCAAAAACGGTCCTTCAATATGAAGAACTTTTTTACCGTCAGCTTCTTCTACAAGATAGTTGACGGTTTCGTTGATTTCTTTAATTAGTTTCATGGTTTTACGCCATATGGTCCGTAGTTGAAAGCACCTGGGTCGTTGAACTGACCACGTTGGTAAGTAGAGTTGTCTTTACGCAATTCAATAATGATTGTGTAAGAGTTGTTTGCTGCCATACCTCTTGTACGAATACCAATGTCACCATTGCAACCTGTAACCATATTATTGGCTTTTGCTGAATTAGGTATTGTTACCCAATTTGCTGCACCATCGTATTCGTAAGTACCAGAAACCAACAAAGCAGTTTCAGTAGGATTAGCATTCCAATAAATGTCCACGTCAGCAGAAGTTGGATTAACGCAGTCGTACCACACTCTGAAAATGGATAAACCATAATAACTTAAAGCGGTATTACTTAAACTGGCCGCAGTATACAATGGAACACCATTGGCGTCCAAAGCACCGTACAAAGTATTTGCTTGAATACGATGTGGATTGTCTTCTTGACCAGAACCATCAAACTTACCAGTTAATTTAATAACTGCTTTTTCTGTGGTGTCTTTTATGACTTGATATGTAAAAGCGTTAGCCATTTATTATTCCTCTTGACTGTATTCTTCTTCAGACTCAACTTCATCATCTAGTTCTTCTGGAAAAAGACTTTGTGCTACGTTCACTTTTTGAGCTTGAATATGTGCATTAACTCGGTCGTGGATAGAGGCATACAAGGCATCACGCATTGCCTTTGCATCATCGTTCATTGCATAATCTATAATTGCTCTTGTGTCCATGTTAATCTCCTTTGTGGATCCTATTTATAATATACGTTTCAACTTACCGAATGTTGTTTCTTCTGCTTTGGATTTGGCTGCATCAGTTGCTTTTGCTTCTTGTTCTGCTGCCGCTTGATCCGCAGCCACATCATCTGGATGTTGTGGTTGTTGTGGAATATCTGATGCCATCATTTGACCAGCAACACCGTTCATCACTTCAACTGGTAAACCAAGGCCTTCTTTCTTCTCTTTATCAATTTCTTTTTGCATTTCGGCAATACTGTTATCATCCAAACGCAATACATTCTTTTGAATCCACTTTTGTGAAAAGTATCTTCCAGTATATGGATCAATCTCACCAAGGAGAGACAATCTTTCTCTCATCAATTCGGCATCTTTTAACTCTGTGAAGTTGTTATCTTTGATGAAGTTGTAGTAAATGTTTTCTTTAAACAGTTCCCATTCTTCAGCAGTACAGATACCTTTGAGTACACATTGTGCTCTCAAGGCTTGGTCAAATACATCAGCAAACTTATTACGGAGTCTGTCTACAAACTTACTAAACTTTAATTCGTCACGAGTTACTTCAGACACACGGCCTAAAGAGAACCCTTGGTTAGGTTCCAAACGAGAAATTGGTACACTCAATGACTTGTATAGTTTACGTTCAAAGTACTTAACGTCTTCCAACTCACCTAGGTTTTGGCCACCAGGTAATGTTGTAATTTCTGTACCTTTGCCACCTTCTCTACGTGGTAACCAAAAATCTTCCATCATAGACAAGAATTTGCGGTCATCACGGACCTCACCAGTGTTGGCATCATATACCAATTTGTTCTTGTACTTGACCATGATATCACGTAGGTACTGTTCAGCCTTTAGTTTAGGCAAATTACCTACGTCAATATAGAAAATCCTACGTTCTGGTGCACGAGAGATACGATAGATAACTGTCGCATCTTCAATCATACGCAATTGATTTAAAGGTTTGATTGCCTTATGCAGATACGACAACACAACCGCTCTACGTGAATCCATAAGGCCGGATACAACTGAAATAATGGAATCAGTAGTGATACGAACACCAACAGGACCAAAATTGCTAGATGCACCAGTAGTGACCTTGTCATTGTAAATATAGTATTCATTGATTACGTCCATTACATCAACGCCAGTGCGTTCATCTTTTTTCTTTTTAATCTCACGTACCTTGCGTAGTTTACGTGGATCAATGTATCTCAACTCTTTGATGCCTTGAGTTGGATTTTCTCTGTCGATAATAATGTGGTAATACATTTTACCATCAATATAGTATCTACGGAAAATATCCTGAGCCATGTTGTTATAATTCAACAGTTTCAGGATAGTTTGAAATTCTGCTCGAATAGCTTTCTTAATCTTTTCGGATTCATTTAGATTATCCAATACGATATCGATAATCTTACCATCATCATCTTGGCAAATTGCTTCGTTAACAATATCATCAATTGCCGATTCTATTTCAGGTTGCATGGCCATCTCACGATAACGAGAGATTAACTCAACCTCATTTTTTGCTGTACCGTCTAAGTCTACATATGTACCATAATATGCTGCAGAAGTTATCGTCAGAGCACCATCGTCATTCGTTGGAGGCGAAAACGATTGTTGTACCGATTGTTCTTGCTCGTTCTTATCACGAGAGATAGAAAAACCGAATAGAGAAAACTTATTGATTGCTGCCATATTTTTTAAAATTCCATTTCAAATAACCATAAAAGAGGAGCCGAAGCTCCTCTACATAAAAACATCAATATATTAGGTAGTAGTATTTGCTTCCCAGTATTGGAATGCAAATGTTGCTGCATATTCTTCAATCGTATCGTTTGATCCCCAGTCTAGGTCGATAGCAGCCAAATCAGTTGGGAATAAACCAACAAAGTTGTAAGTCTTTAGTGCTTGACCAGCTTTACCGTATTGTGTAACTGTGGCATCTACTGAATAACCAGCAGGTGCAACAGCGTTAGCGTTACGGACGTTACCAGCGTGACTGTTAAGAGCGTTCATCCAATTCTCAAGACTATTACGAATCAAAAAATCTTCATCGTTAATAATAGTCAATGTCCAATCGGTGAATGTTCTGTTACCTGAGAACTTAAGCTCACGACCAAAGTAAGGTACTGTTACAGTACCAACTGTTGATCCAGGTAATTGTGCAGACTTGGCCAAGAAAGTTGTTTTCTGAGCAGCTGCATTGCCGTTAGTTACGATAGTAGGGAAATTTAAAGAAACAGAGAATAGATTGGGACGGGCACCGTCTCCAACCATATTCGCTCTGAATTCTGCTACATTAAATGCCATTCTTTTCTCCTGTTATGTTGTATTTATTAGACTGCACCAACAACTGTTGTGAAGTCAACACCAGTGCCTACAGCAACAAAGTTCAACTGAATGAAGTTGATAGAGCGAGCAGGCTTAATGTAGATGTCACCAACAAAACGGTTAGTATCAATAACTTGTCCAGTATTGTTTGTTGTATCACAAACCACTTTGAAGTCAGTAATACCACGGCGACCTTGTACATCTCTCAAGAATGGAGTAACTAGAGCAACAAACTGACCACGAGTGAATTCGTCATTGAATTCAAACAATGAGTATTGAGCTGCTGTTGCGATTGATTTCTCAAGAATGATGAACAATCTGCGAACATTGATTCTATCAAATGCAGATGGTTTAGCTTGTAGTGTTTTGTCTCCGTAAAGAATTGTACCTTGACCTGGGAAAGATACAACTGGATTTACACCAGCTGCATACAATGTGTCACGGTATGTCTTAGATGGATTCCATGCCAACTTGATACAATTCTTGATTGCACCACGGTTGAAACCAGCAGGTGAGAACCATGGATCTCTTACTGTATCTGTGTAAGCACATAGACCAGCAACGTCACCATTCAATGGAATCCAACGATATACATTGTTGTATTTGTCAAATTGGTATTTCCAACCAGAATCAGCAACTGCATAAGAAGTTGAACGACTCAATGCAGCCAACCAAGCAGTAATGTTTGTTGTTTCGTTACCAGCTTGATTAACAACATTAGAAGATGGTGGAGAAATGAAAGCGATACAATCAGCACGTTCATTTGCAATGTTATCAATAACGTATTGTTGAACCGTAATGTCAGCGTCACCAGTCAACACCAAAGAAATATTGATGTTTTCTTTGTTTTGGAACAAACCATATGCAGTTTCTAAGTTACCATCTGATGGTTTTGCATCTGTACCGTTAACCAATGTAACAGATTTGCTTGCGTTCAATGTAGCAAATGTTGTGCTACCAGTTTGACCCCAAGTTGCGCTTGTGTTAGCATAGTCAACAGGATCAACAGCGTAAACATACTTAGAGTTATTGAAAATAACTTGTTTATAGTAGTTTGTTGAACCATTCAATGTGGCATCAGAAGCTTTAGATACAAAAGCGTATGTCTCCAACACAGTACCTTGAGTGCCTGTGAATAAACCGCCAGCATCAACAACAACAACGTGAATCTCATCGTTTGCACCACCAGCATTTGCAACAAAATCTGATGTACCTGGTGCTGATGTGAAGTAACCTTTGTATGCCCATGCACTAAAACCTGTAGCATCAGTAACAGAGACTTCTAATGAGTTACCCATGGCACCAGGGAATCTGGCCATGAAAGCACCGTATGTATTGGAATTATTATTGTTTAGATAAGATGCCTCAAAAACGTCAGCGTTATCAACTTGAATTTTTGCGCTAGAATTTGCAGTAGCGTTGTTAGATGTGGCTCCAACTGCACGAACAATGCTCAAGTTATTACCGTAAGCCAAGAAGTTGGCAGCGGTAAAGAAAGAGATTGCTGAGTTAGAATCAGGATCACCGAATGTTTTTGCTAAAGTTATTTCGCTGTCAACTAAGACCACTTTGTTTGCTGGACCCCAATTGAATGTTCCAGCAAATGCGCCAGCAGTAGATAGAATCGAAGGTACGACTGTTGTTAAGTCTACTTCAGATACATTTACGCCTGGAGAGATTTGAAATGCCATTTTATTCTCCTTGAATTATTATGTGTTTTGGCAGGTTATACCATGAGGATATTTATGAAGAACGGTTTTTACATTATTTGTGTATACTTCTGAAATATCCTGAGTAAATATCTTCAGAACCAGCCATTTCCCATACATCACCACCCTCAATCAATAATGGCCTTTCAAGTCCGTCTTCAATAATCATTGATGGCAAAGTCTCATCATCTTCTTGGTTCATGGTTTGTAACTGTAATTGTTTTCTCAAATCGTGATTGACGATTTCTCTAAAGTACTTTTGTGTTGCTGCCCAAGCAAACAACACTAAAGTCATTACAATATCATCATTAGCACCTTCTTCCGCAGCAAAAGATGTCTTATCGGCCACAAAGGTGGTCAATTCTGAATAGGTATCAAAGTCACAGATTTCTAGTTTGTCTGTTTCAATCAATGTTTTTAGGTTAGAACAACCAATTCTCTTGGTTGCTGGTGACATTTTAAGACCCATCTGTGTTCCACGTTGGAAACCAGCAGAGAGTTGTTGTGCTTTTTTGTTACCAGTAAACACTTTAAGTAAGTTTTCATACTCTAGGTCAGCATGTAATGTCATTGCCACTTCAGGATTATTATTGATTTCCACTAAAACATAAGCATCATTGTAGTATCTGGCAGCATTATAGATGACTGTTGGGAAAAGAATTGGTGAAATAGACGAACTCTTATACACCGCAACTTGTCTGTATGGCGTTTCCGATATATCAAACACAGTAAAGGCTGATGAGTCTAAGTTTTTACCTTCAGATACATCAACGGCAATGGCATAAAGATGGTCTTTGAGGTTCTTTTCACCATCTTCTTTGACTGGATATTCATAGATTTTAAGTAAATCGTGGTTGGCAATAGGTTCTCGGTACACCAAACTCTGTAATTTGATACCAGAAATGAGTGTGTTTGATGAACCTAAGAACATGGTTTCAAACTCTTGTTGGAATTGCCTCAATGAGGTATTCCTAATCGTCTGTTCTTTCCATGCCTCATCACGACCTGGTATCATAGACCAGTGAATCTCGAATGGTATATAATCGGACTTCTTATTGACTGCATCAGACCACAACTTGTAGAATAGATTCATTCCGTTTGGTGTTGATACGATAATAATCTTTGTGGTTTTACCAGATGAGATAACAGGATAGACAGAGTTAAAGAACTCATGTGCCATATTGGCTGGAACGAAAGCGAATTCGTCCAAGAATACAATGTTGAATGATCCTCCACGAACAGCAGAACTGGATGTGGATGCAGCAATCAGTTTAGAACCATTCTCTAGTTCCACATTACCCTTGTTCCAAGTGATTACACCTTGTTGCAACCATTGTGGTAAATTTTCATAGGCCAGTTGATACTTAGCTAGAATGTCACGAGCCAAAGAACCTTTGTTGGCCAAAATGGCTACGTTCTGTGACTCTGTAAAGATAGTTGCGTGTAAAAGGTATGCCACGGTGGTAGTGGTTTTACCCACCTGACGAGGACATTTAGTGATAACGAAACGATTGTTTTGGAAAAGTTGTAACATCTCCTGTTGAAATGGCCACATCTTAAAAGGCATTAAACCTTCATCAACGTTAACAATCTTCATATATTTCATGGCAAAGTAAATGGCATCTTGAGAGCATTTGATATACTCCTCAATCTGTTCTTGTGAATAACTTACTTCAACACCCGCACGTTTCAGTAGCGGATTATCACGATAGGAATCTTTTGTACTAACTGCCATTGTTACCTTTTAGAAATTTACTCAATTCGGATGTTGATCCTACGAATATAGCCTTATCAATTGTGGTACCAGAATCTTTCTTTCTGCCTTCAATCTCACGCATCTCTTTTTGAATCTTTAGAAGTCTATCATTGGCTTCTGTCATGTTCTTTAGAAGTGTGGCATAGACTTCAAAGGCTCTTGGGTGTTGACCTGCTTTGGCAATCTGGAGTATTTCTTCCATGGCATCTTTGCCTGAATCAATAATTTCTTGGATGTTTTCTTTGGATTGTTGATACGCATCCACCAAGTCTTGTTTGTCATCGCTTGGTGGATTGTAATGTGTCGTAACAATCGGCTGTGCCTTCTTAGGCTCAGTAGGAGTCACATCAAAGATTTGCTCCATGTTCTTGTCAAAGTTATTCATAATAAATCTTTATATTATGCTAAGTAATCACGGCCAGGTTCCAAGAAGAATTTAACTTGGCCTGATGTAATTGCTTGAATATTTGTTCCAGAAGATTGTGTTAACTGTAATGGTGTAGAAGGTACTGTGAAGTCACCTGTATAAACACCAACACCAACTGTCCAACGCATATCTGTTAAGTAACCACCAAAATATTCTGTTGTTAATGCACCGGCTTTACCTGCAAGGAATAAAGTTTGGCCGGTTGTATCAACTCCAGTAAATGAGAAAGTACTTCCTTGATGAACACCATCTTGATAAACAGTAACTGTACCACCCACACACGATATGGCAAAATGGTGCCAAGCACCCCTTCTAGTTACAGAATAGATGTTATGGTAATGAGTATTTTCTTCAATATAGAATGTTCCTGGTTCTCCACCTTCCATACTAACACCCATTAAATTATCACCAACACAGAAAGGCCTTGGGAAATTGTTTGGAATAGTTTCTTTTTGGAACCATTCAATTGTCCAATCTGTTCCTAATGATAAGTGAGAAGCGTCATAATGTAAACGACTCTGTGTACCTTCAAAGTAATAACTTTGCAGGCCAGCAAAAGGTGCATCAGATGAAACTGTAGGAGCATAAGGATCGACTACTTGTGACCTGAGAGTAATGCCGCCTGTGAATGTTGTACCGCCGTTGATTATTAAAGCCATTTAATTAAACTCCTGAATGGTTGTATTTGCTATATAGTTACTTGAAGCATTAGCATTCAACGGATTGGGCACCGTAGTGATAGTAACAAATTTCTGTGGCGTCAAGTTGTATGATGTAAAGGTATAATTGGCATTTGTAGTTTCACCACGAATAGATTGTGATGATACAAAGTTGCCGCTTATGTTAGACAGTTGTAATATGTTGTTATTGAACTCAACTACCTTAGCTGTTGCTGTGGCAGTACTCTTAGAATAACCTTGATAAACAACTTCACCAATCTGATATTCACCAAGTCCACTTGAAGGTTCAATAGTAAACTGAACCACATCAGTAGGTAAAATCTCATTGTATATATTGGTGATGGATGTTTTAATGACACCAACATCTGATATAGGACCATAAACAAAACCTTTAACAGTAAAGTTTAAAGTCCAAATGATTGTTCTGGTATCTATATCTCTATCACCTTCATACTCTGTTTCATGTGAAGCTGAATTCAATACAATAGGAAGTTCTTTAACAATTCCCATTTCAGGAATTAAATTTAATTTGATTGTATAGTCTGGTGTGAAGTATGACAGAATGTGTTCCATCAACTGTGTACCATCTTCAATATTTCTTACATACAGATACAGATTAAAATCATAATCATAAGGAACTGGATTGTATTGAGACACAACTGCACCACCGGTTGTTGAAGCAAAATTCCTAATGTTTGTATTTTGTTTTCTGGATGTATCATACTTTAGACCCATCATTTCATATGATAGTCTTGGCAAAGTCATCTGAACTTTTTTGTCCAGATTAGGATCACCCTGAAGTCTTTGTACATAAACTTCTTTGGCTGTATAGGCAATAGGAACAATAAAACGTTCTGCCTCAGAATTATCAGCATTGTAACGAACAAGAGTTAGATTGTCGAATAGGTTACCAAAACCTACGACAATCTTTCTCATCACACGATTATAGAATACATTAGCTGCCATTATAGTTTTCCAAACGGATTGATTTCTGAAGTATTGGTAATATCAGTACCTTGTATATTGATGTACTGATTGTCATATACTTCTTTTCTTGCTGGATTTTCTAATGGATCAAATGACACCAAAGTAGATTGTGCATTACTTGAAGCGCCAACCACAAGTTGATTCAAATTGAATTCGCCAGCAATATTGGTAACTGTTAACAAACCTAAACTTGGAGTCCATGATTGAACTAAAGCCACGGCCGTTGCATTGGCTTGTGTATAGTCTGGTGTTTGAAATACAACTTCTTTAAAGGTGTAATTGATATTATTTGTACCACTCATATAAAGATTAATTGTGTATGCTGAATCAGTAACCACAGAATCAATATCATCGTTACCAGTTTGAATGGCTTCTTGTGAGTAACGGAATTTCTCTAAGTCTAATTCATAGAAATATGGTACTTGTCGACCTAACATGAAGAAATCTTTAGTTTGATTTGTGAATTTAATCTCATACAATTCACCAGTACCGTTTAGAAAAGGTACATAAATCAAATCACCTTCACG